TATCCAGAAATCTGGACGAAGACAATCCAAGAGGAGTTTATTGATCACATAAAGAAGGCAGTTGCTCTTGAAACTGAATACGCAAAAGACGTTCTCCCTACTGGAATACTTGGGCTAAATTCAAGCATGTTCGTTGATTACATGCATTATATTGGAAACAGGAGGCTTGAGTCAATCGGTCTCGATTATAGATTTCCTTCTGACCAAAACCCATTTCCTTGGCTATCTGAAGTTGTAGACACTCAAGCAATGACTAATTTTTTTGAGAGAAGAGTAAGAGAATACCAGCAAAGTGGGTCCCTAGAGGATGATTTCTAATGATTAATAAAGCGGTTTTTACACACTGGTCAAATACCGTATATTTAAATCGCTATTGTGGTTTCAATAATAAGAAAGACTTCTTTTATTCTTTTGGTCTAGCACTATTTTGTGCTAGATCATTTTTTCCTAAAGTAATTTTATACACAGATAAAAATGGTCTTCGTGACATTGAACCTTTTCGTCAATTGATTGATGAAGTCTATACAGACATAGAGGTCCTCAATACACAAAATATTCCACGCTCATTATGGGCGTACCCCAAAATTATCACATATTCTTTACAAGAAGATCCTTTTTTGCATATAGATAATGATGTTTTTTTATGGGAAAAGCCAAAAATAAAATTCCTAGAACAGGAATTAGTTTGTCAAAGTATAGAATATAAAATGCAAATGTATAACTTTTGCTTTAAAAGAATTTTAAATTCTCCACTAAGATCTTCTATATTTAAAAATTTATTTCTATTCAAGAAGCTTTGTTACTTATTTAAGCGTAAAAAAAATCATCAAAATCCAATATTAACCCCTAATTTTGGTGTATTTGGCGGGAATGATGTCACGTTTATTCAAAAGTACGCAAAAAATGTATTAGATATATTATCAATTAAAAAAAATAAAGAATATTTAAACAAACATGATTTAGGAGATTCTTTTAATGCTATATTTGAGCAGTGGATATTTTCTCAAATGGCATTTAACAAAACAAAAAAATCACTCCACTTTTAAAGCCACCTCCAGGATATATTATATGCAATGAAATTGATCCCAAAAATGCAAAATGTATTTATAATGCTCCAGATCAAGTAAAATATACACATTTGGTTGCTGGCTCAAAGAGAGACCCTTCTATTTCAATTAAAGTAGAAAACAAAGTAAAATCCCTCTTCCCGCAAAAAATAATAAATATGATTAATAATAACATTTGAGATTTTCTGCTGATTATTGTGTAATAGAATGTATTATGCCCTTGCCATCTAAACAGACAAAAGAATCTAAAGATGATTTTATGAATCGCTGTTTAAGTGATGAGGAGTCTAAAAAAGAATTTAAAAATATCAAGCAACGTATAGCAGTTTGTTTGAGTCAATGGAAAAAGGAGGATACAAATTATGGCAAGCCCAAAGACAATTCCAAGTAAGATTAGCATTGGTACATCAGCAATAACCCCAAGTTCTGGAAGCAAAAAGCTGTATATTACAGCTATATTAAAGTCTGGTAATTTAGTAATAGATGGAGTAACAGCCTCGTCGGTAGGGCCGTGCTCATTTCCGTCTCCAGTGATCTGCGATACCTTTACTCCAGCTTCTACTGGGCAAGTATCTTACTTTGAGCAATAATGCTAGATTCAGATGGTATTATTAGTCAAACTAATGCAGATACTAGCGAAGTTAGTCCTAGTTCTGGCAATAGATTGTATATCACCTCAATACTAAAGGCTGAGAATTTAATCATTGATGGCACTAATTTTGGTCCGATAGGGCCAATAGAACTTTTTTCTCCAATCGTATGTGATTCATTTACGCCAAACTCTGCTAGGCATGTATCTTATTTTCAACAAGGGCCAATAGGCTTAGAATATCTTTAAAATGATTTTTTCTTTTTTAGTCCTACTCTCGGCTCTAAGTATATCTGTCACTGGGGCATATTTTAGTATCCTAGGACTGGCTACAATGTTTCCTGGTTCTGTCCTGCCAGTCATAATCATGGGTTCTGTTTTAGAGTTTGGCAAAATTATTTCTGCTGTATGGCTCCATATTAACTGGAAAAGCGCCAACAAGCTAATGAAAATGTATTTAACTAGCGCAGTAATAATATTAATGTTTATTACTAGCATGGGTATTTTTGGTTTTCTATCTAAGGCTCACATTGAGCATAGCTACTTAACAGAAAAAGAAACTGCCACCGTTAAACAAATAGATGAGAAAATCTCAAGAGAACAGCTTTTTATTGAAAGACAATATTCTTACATTAATGAAGAAGAAAAAAAATCCTCATCCTCTAGGGATATAAATTTAATTGATATAGAAAGAGAAGAAAAAAGAATTGAACAAATTAATTCTCAATTAAACCAAAACATCGAGTTTGAAAAAGCTCAGATCGACAAACTTATTAATCGTAGAAAAGAATTAGATAAAATTATCTCTAATTTTGAGACAGAAATATCATTATCTTCTAATCAAACAACCATAGATCAAATAAATAACCAGTTAAATCAAGATATAAAATTTGAAGAATCAAGAAGAGACAGGCTTATAGAGAGAAGACAAGAGCTAGATTTAGCAATCGCTGAAATAGAATCTAAATCTGGAGGAATTTTTTCCGACAAGAAAAGCAAAATAGAAGAATTAAAACTGGCGCAGGCAGAAGAAAGAGAATCTATAGATAAAAACCTAAAAGAAATTGAAATTAAAATAGATTCTTACAGAAAAGATGCTTCTTCTGAGATTCAAGAATACAAAAGCAGCATTAATCAAAAATCAGAAGATTTAAAAAAATCTCAATTAGAAGAAAGAGAATTTATATCTCAAAATTTAAAAGATATTGAATTTAAAATAAATTCGTACAGGGAAAAAGCAGAAGAACAAATTAAAAAATCAGTTGATAAAATTACCACACTTCAGCAATCAAGACTAGAGTCAGTTGAAGATAAATCAGAAGTTGAAAAATACAATAAATTAATTAACGAAGCGAATGACAGGATTAGCGAATTACAGGTTCAAAAAATGGATTACAATGAAAAAGTTCGTAGCTTAGAAGCTGAAATCGGACCAATTAAATATATAGCAAAATTGTTTGAAGACTTAGGAGGAGGTGAGATTTCCCTAGACAAAGCCGTAAGGATTGTAATAATTATATTAATTTTTGTTTTTGATCCATTAGCTGTTTTGCTTGTCTTAGCAGGAGTTTCTGGACTGCATAAGCGTTCTTTAAAAAATAAAAACCCGATTATAGATGAAAATTTTAAAAATTTCAATTTAGACGCTTTTACAAAAACAATAAACGAATTGAAAAATAAAGTCACCAATCTAGAAAAACACAAAGACTTTGTTTCTATTGAAAGATTTGACAGGATTGAGTCTGCATTAAATAACATGCCAGAAGCTAAAGATATTCCAACAAAAGAAGAACTACAAGGTATTATTAATTTTTATAATGGTGATAAAAAAAAATTAAAGAAGAGTTAGAGTCTGAAATTATTAGAGAAACTTCAAAAATCCAAGCAGCACTTTTTAAAATAAATAGAAATTATACAAAAACCAAAAATTTAATTAAGCAAAATTATCGAAGGATAATTCTTAATAGTCATAGAACGAGAGAAAATAAATCTGCTAGAGAATCTAAATTTCGAAAAATTGTCTCTAGCATTGAAAACAAAATAAAAAAATTTTAATACTTGACATTAATTCCCATATAGTGTAAAGTATGTAACTTTGATATTTGAAATAAGGGGGCGTATTGGATTCGACTAATATTGGATACTTGCGTAGCAAGCAGGAGTGGGCTGGCTCCTCAAAAAGCCCGTGGTATATAAGTGCCAAGTCTAAACTTATAAATGGTCTTCTTGATCGTTTTAACCCTGCAAAGAAGGTTGCTTCTCGCAAGGTTGTCACTCGCAAGAGTGTCGCGCATCAAGTGGCTGCTGTAGCATAAGCTACCCCTTTTCTTTTTGGACGCAGATAAAATTAGAAGAGGATGACATCTGCAAAAACAGAAAAAAGTTTGCTTGTGTCATAAAACTGTAAAATAAATGAAACAAGAAGTTGGATGTTAATATCTAAACTATAAAAAAAATTAACTAAGCTTGTAGAGTCGCAAGATTGAAGATGATTAGGACAGCAGTTCGACTCTGCTCGCCTCCACCATTTTTTACCTCCACCTCCACCAAACTTAGTGTATCATATCTTATGAAAGAAAAAAAAATTAATGGTAGAAAGCACGTTCAAGTAAAATGCGCTCATACTGGTGAGTTATTTTGGAAAGATAAGTCTGAGTATACAAGGAGAATCAAAGAGAATTCAAATTATTTATTTTATAAAAACCTCAAAGTTAAGGCTGCGGCGGTTGGTGAAAATGGATATAGCCATTTAAAACCATGGACTGGAGTAGTTAGCGATAATTTCCGAATGGCCCCAAGGAAAGGGACCAGAGATAAATATTCTCCTTTTAGATATTTTATACGTGCAGCAAAAAAGTCAAAAAGAGACAAGTCTAATCTTGCAAAATTTCAAGAATTTGATATAACTTTAGAATTCTTATTAGACCTCTGGGAGGCCCAACATGGCATTTGCCCTTACTCTAAATTAAAAATGAAACTACCTCCAACACTGACGCACAATAGAAATGATCCCTTATGTGCGTCTCTTGACAGGATTGATCCAAATATAGGATACATGCAGAAAAATGTAGAATTTGTCACACAGTTTGTAAATCTAGGAAAGAATAAATACCCTGCAGACGTAGTGTCCGAATATTTTAGTCAGATTTTTAAATTGGATCAGGCTTAATTTAGCCTTGACTCATTTTTTTCTTTATGCTAGACTAAATATCCAATCTTAAAACTGGACTTAGTATAATCAATGGAAAAATGCCTAAATAAAAGGGAGATTGTCAAGAAACATATCAATGAGCCAACTTCCGACAAAAGAGTTTTTTGGAAGAAAGAAATGACACTTCTTAACCGATTGCTTGAAGAATTTCCCGACCAATGCTTTTGGGGTAAAGTAAATTTTGGACAAAAATTTGAAAGCCTTGCTATATTAGCGACTCCAGGATGGAAGAAGTTTGTTAAAAAAAAACACTTAGACTATAATTATAAAATTCCTAAACCCAAAGAGCATAAGCTAGAAGAAGGAAAAGTAGGAAAAGACTATAAATTAAATAAAACTAAAAAAACGATAAAAGATTTTTTATCAGAGTGATATGAGCGAAACAATATCTAAAATAAAAGAATTCTTAAATGACAAGAATAATAAAAACTTTCACTATAATCAATACGAAGAGCTTGACTATAAAATTCCCACTGGTAGTCTCAATTTAGACCTAGCCTTATCTGGAGGATTTCCCTCTGGAGTGCATCGATTTACTGGAATAAACGAAGGAGGAAAAACTTCTTGTGCTCTTTCTGTGGCTAGAAATTTCCAAAAATATTTCGGGGAGAAAGGAATGGTTATATATGTGAAAAGCGAAGGAAGGCTTTCTCCAGAAATGATTGCAAGATCTGGGCTAAATACAAGTGAAGAAAGTTTTTTTAAGTTTGATTGTAATGTTTTTGAAAAAGTTTTCGAGCTTATTCGTATGTTGATAAAAGAAAATGATGAAGATAAAAAATATATGTTCATTATCGATAGTGTTGATGCTTTATGCCGTCAAAACGATTACGACAAACCATTTGAAGATAGTGAACAGGTTGCTGGAGGAGCTTTGATTACATCTGTTTTCTTAAAGAAAATGGTTCTACCTATCATCAAGATGAATCACATGATGATTTTAACCTCACAGGTTAGAGTAGAAGTAGCAGCAAACCCTTATGCTGCTAGAGGTGGGCCTAAAAGTAAGCAGGCTGGCGGGAATGCTATTAAGCATTATGCTAATTTTATTCTAGAATTTCAAGAAAGATATAATTCAGATATTATGTTTGAAAATCCTAACGCAGCAAAACTTGAAGACAAAGGAAACCCTATTGGACATTTTTGCAAAATAATTTTCAGGAAAAGCGTAAACGAAAAGACTGGATCTTCTGTCAGATACCCAATTAAATATGGCAGAAAAAATGGTAATTCCGTTTGGCTAGAAAAAGAAGTATTAGACATGTGTTACACATGGGGATTTATAGAAAAAAAGGGCGCATGGATATCTCTAGACAAGGATGTCTTAGATAAATGTAGAAAATCTAAGATTCAATTTTTTGAAAAGATTCAAGGGGAATCGAAGTTAATGGATTTTCTAGATAAAAACCATGATTTTTGTAATTTTTTACTCAGCCTTATTAAAGAAGAGTTATCACTAATCAAGTGAAATTTAAAACACTAAATGGAGCAGTAAGAAGCATTCCAAGAGTTAAAAAATATTTAATTGATTGGGACGGAAAAAGTAAAAGCAAAATACAAAAAGCAACAAAAGATTTCTTAAAAGAGTTTTGGCTAAATCATGTTGTTTTTGAAGAATTTCCTGTTGCTGGAACGAAAATGTCTTTAGATTTTTACAATGCAAATAAAAGAATCGCTATAGAAGTACAGGGACAACAACATGTGAAATATACTCCTTTTTTTCACGGCCAGAATAAATATAACTACATCAATCAATTAAGAAGAGACCAAAATAAGCAAGAATTTTGTGAAATTAATAATATTAAATTAATTGAAATTTATTCAACCGAAGAATTAACAAAAGAATTCTTCAAAAACTCAGGAACTTTACTATAAGTAGTGTAATATATAAATATGAACATTGATCCAGAAAACTTACCAGAATTCCAAATGCCACTTAAATTAATGGATAAAATATATGAATTTTCTGGTAACTCCAAGGTAGGAAAGGGAGTGTTAATAGTTTATTTGTCTCAAGATGGATCTCCTGTCATCTTTAATAAGTCTAATAGCAAAATAATAGAAATGGGAGTGAGGAAAGCAGTAGAAACCTATCTTGAAGGCGCAGAAGTTGAATCGTTAAATGCATTAGGTTTTTTAGACAGAGATGATATAGATCCAGAAGATGAAGATAGCTCTTTGTAAAATATTATTGACAAATCTTATTTTTTGTTTTAGAATTTGTTCATGATAGAGTCTAAAGAATTAGAACGCCATTTGTTAGCTGGCTTACTCAAACATCCTTCTTCTTACGCAGAAATAGCTCCATTCATAAATGAAGAGGATTTTTCAACACAAAATACCCATGTCCATGCAACAATTTTTAAGGTTTTAAAAAACTGCATAGAAAAAGGGGATCATGTAGATGAGGTAGTATTGTCTGAAAAAGTAAAAGATTACAATATATCTTTCGAGGATAATATTGATACTTCTAAATATATCGCATCTCTTGGCTTAAGGAAAATATCAGAAGATGGTGTAAAAAAAGCAGCAAAGGAACTTAAAAAAGTAAGTATTAGGCGTTCGATATATAATAGTGCCGTACAGGTAGCCAAGAAGATGAAAAACCTTGGTGCCAATCATTCTTTTGAAGAAATAATTCAAAACGCCGATTCCATTTATAATAAACAAATAGATTTTTATTACACAAATGATTCTCCGAAAAATATTTATGAATCAATGGAGGAGATTATTGAAGAGAGGGGGAATAACCCTAAAGACGAATTTGGGTTTATGGGTCCTCATAAAAGAATTAACGAATTATATGGCTCTTTGTTAAGACCAGGAAATATTTCTGTTATAGTTGCCAGATCTGGAGTAGGGAAGACAACTTTCTGTTTAGATTTTGTAAGTAAGGTTTCAAAATCTTATAAAAATATACCTATTCTGCATTTTGATAATGGAGAAATGTCTCAAGAGGAATTAACTATGAGGCAATGTGCGACACTCTCAAAAGTTCCTGTCCATTATTTAGAAACTGGATCTTGGAGAAAAAATAAAGATTTTGTAGAAAAAGTTAGATCTGTTTGGAATCAAATTAAAGAATTAAAATTCTACTATTATAATGTAGCAGGACTAAGCGTAGAAGACATGACTAATGTTATACGTAGGTTTTATTATTCTAAGGTAGGTAGGGGTAATCCTATGCTTTTTAGTTTTGATTATATTAAAACCACAGAGCAAACAAATAGCAGAAATCAAAGCGAATGGCAAGTAGTGGGGGATATGATTACTCAATTCAAAAACTTAATACAAAAAGAAATAGTTGGGGACGATGGCCCTGTTATATCGATGATTACTAGTGTGCAAAGCAATCGGTATGGAATTACAACTAATAGAAGGGCAGAAAATACCGTTGACGACGAAAGCGTTGTTTCTTTGTCAGATAGAATTATCCAATTTTGTTCTCACATGTTTCACCTTAGAAAAAAGACTCTTGATCAAATTCAAGAAGAGCCAGAAGGGTATGGAACTCATGTGTTATCGTGCCTCAAATCTAGACATTTAGGATCTAATTATCATAGAGCTATTCAACCCGTAGAAATGCCAGATGGTTCCAAAAGAAATAATTACATTCACCTTAATATTGAAAATTTTGGCATTGAAGAGTGTGGAGATTTACAGGATATGGTAGATACTCAAAACTTTGCTAATATTAGGCCAGTCATAACCCCCATAGATGGCTTGCCAGATGAATTATGAGTTTAGAAATTAAAGAAATTTTAGAATCTCTTGGGTATAAACTCTATGATAGGGGTAAGTTTTGGCAGACAAATGCTTTATTCCGAGATGGAGATAATAAAACCGCCATACAGATTTACAAAGATACTGGAGTATGGAAAGATCATGTTCAAGATACAAATTTTATGAAATTTGAAGTCTTGGTAAAAAAAACTCTTGGAACTAATAATAAACTAGAAATTAAAAAATATTTAAAAGGAAATACTTTTAATTCTTTAGAAAACAGAAAAGAACCAAGCCAAAGAATAGAAATGGAAAAGACGTTTGATAAAGACATTTTAAAAGAGCTTTTACCTCATTATAAATTTTATAACGATAAAGGAATATCAAATTCTGTTTTAAAATTTTTTAAATCTGGGTTCTCAACCCATGGATCTATGAACAAGCGTTTTGTTTTCCCAATATTCAATATCAATGATGAAATTCATGGTTTAGCAGGTAGAGACATGATTAGTCAAGAAAATCGACCAAAATGGAAACATGTTGGTAAAAAGTCTAATTGGATATATCCTGCTTTTTTAAAAAATAAAGACGGAAAGAATATTGCTAGTATTATTGAAGATTGTAAAGAAGTCATCTTGGTTGAGAGTATAGGTGACTTACTTTCACTACATGAGAATGGATATAAAAATGTCTTAGTTACCTTTGGTCTAGAAATATCTTCAGCTTTAATTTATTTTTTATCTAGCATAAGTTTACAAAAGATTATATTATCCTTTAACAACGATGGGGATAAGGATGAAAACAGAGGCTTAAATGCGTGCATTAAAAATTATCTAAAATTATTAAAAGTATTTGACTGTAATCTCATTAAGATTTGCCTACCAACTAAAAATGATTTTGGGGAAATGTCCAGCGACGACTATGAAGCTTGGAATAATAAATTAAACAAAGTTAAGGAATTAAATCAACAATCAAAAATTATTTCATTATCCAACTCTCTATTTAAAAGAGGTAAGCTAAGTCAGGGTATCATGAATAATATAAAATATATTAATGGATAAAAAAGATTTAATCCCGCTTTCCGCAAGCAGAATAAAGACGGCACAAAATTGTAGCTGGACTTATTTTTGTAAATACGTATTAAAACTTCCAGACACTAGTAATGAGGGGGCTTCAAAAGGATGGATTTGTCATTTAATTTTTGAACTACTAGGGGACGATAAACATAAAAAGCACTTAAAAAAAGTATTAAAAAATAGATCTGTTTATTCTTCTGTTGCATTAAAACGCCTCGTAGAAATTCATGCGAATAAACTTGGAGTAAATTATAAAGGCGCCTTGGTTGATATGGACAAAATGATACTAAAAGGCTTAAATTACGATTTCTTTGGAGATATATTAGAGAAACCTTTGCAAGCCATCTCTGAGCAGGATTTTGATTTAATAGTTGATGAGAAAGATAAAAAATATAGAATTAAAGGATTTATAGATAAACTTTTCATATATAAAGATACGGCTTTAATTAGAGACTTTAAAACAAGCAAGGAAGTATTTAAAGGCAAAGAAATTACGGATAACTTGCAGGATTTAATGTACTCCTTAGCGGTGCAAAAAATGTTTCCAAAACAAAAGAATAGAAATTGTGAATTTTTGTTCTTAAGGTTTCCCTTGGATAAAGATTTGACTGGTAATCACGGCAAAGGTGTTTTAAAAATGGATTCAATTTCGGATGAAGAACTTGAAGGATTCGAGTATCACTTAACAGAAATTAGTAATTATTTAAATGATTTTTCCGAAACAAAAGCTTTATCTAATTTAGCAGCAAAAAAACCCTATCCCTCAGACGGGTCTTTTGGCGGCCCATTATCTTGTGGAAGGGAAGGGTTTAAAAAAAGTCGTGGAGAGTTTGTTTTAGATGAAAATGGAAATAAAATTCCATCTTATATTTGCCCGTTTAGAAAACCAATGTCATACTACACTTTAGTTGATGAAAATGGCAAAATAAAGAAAACTGCTTTTTTAAAAGACAAGGACTCCTTAGTTAAATTAAAAGAGAAAAATGATCAAATTATAAAAGAAGAGTATAGTGGATGCCCTCATTGGAATAAAAAAGATGAATTTGATATTTAAAAGATTGACTCTAGGTCTTTTTTTTGATATAAATAATCATGATTCCATTATTTAAATCTCACTATTCAATCGGCAAAAGTATTTTAACTTTTGAAGAGGACTCGCCAAGAAGTATTATAAAACTTGCGAGTGATTCTAAACTGAAAGAAATTATTGTTGTTGAAGACTCTCTGATTGGATTTCTTGAAGCGAGAAAAGCTGCAAAAAACGCAGGGTTAAAATTAAGATTTGGGCTACGTATCTCTCTTTCTAATAATACCTCCAATCAAGAAGAATGTAATCATAAAATTATAGTCTTTGCCAAGAATTCAGATGGGTGCAAAAGATTAAATAAAATATACTCGAATGCATTCGTCGGTAATAACGGGGTATTGCCTGAAAGTTTTTTAAAACAAATATGGTCAGAAGATAGCCTTAAAATCGCTATTCCATTTTACGATTCCTTTATTTTTAACAACACAATGTTTTTTTCAACGTGTACGCCAGATTTATCTTTTACAAATCCAACATTTCTTATAGAAGATAACTTGCTTCCATTTGACCACTTAATAAAAGAGGAGGTACTTGCTTATTGTTATAAAAATAAACACGAAACCCAATTGTCAAAAAGCATTTTTTATTCAAACGAAGAAGACTTTTCTGCGTACCAAACCTATAAATGTATGTGCAATCGCACGTTTAAAGCACGTACTTTAGATTGCCCAAACTTCGAACATCAAGGTAGTGATCAATTTTCTTTTGAAAGCTGGAAGAGAGATGTAGTTAGTTAAGATTCTCAAATCTTTCGTTTATATAATCTTTTAATTGATTAAGTTTTTCGTAAATTATATAAACATCTTGACGACGAGCTTCTAAAACAGATTCTGTTTGCTTTCGATAAGCTTCTATCTCTTGTTTTATTTCTTTTTTAACTAATTCTACGTTTTGCCTTTCTGATCTAGATTCCTCTCTAAACTCAACTTTAGTAAGATCAATCGCTCTTTTCATGTCATCCTCGTTCCTCCTTCCTTCCGTCCTGAGCCCGTCTAGTGATTTCCTTAGTCCGAATATTTCAGATCTAATAAACTCCAACCCCTTTTCTGCACTACTTTCTGCTTGCTTAATATCGTTAATTAAAGATTTTATAACAAAAGCAACAGATCCCGTAATAAAAGCGCCACACACACATATAGCTACAGCAGTTATCATGCTTATCTCGTTCATGTATACATTTACACAATTTTATTGACTACAGCGAGACAATATAGTATTATCATCAAAATGAAGGAAGAACTACTAAGATTTAAAAACAAACAAAAATATATGGTTTTTGATTTTGAGACATGTAACCTTAATTTGTGCGACAAAAACAACAAGCCCTGGCAATTAGGCTTTATACTTTGCGAGGGAGCGAAAACACTCAAAGAGTTTAATTTTTTAATCAAATGGGACAAACTTAACATTTCTGCAGATGCTGCAAAAATTACAGGTTTTAATAGAAAAAAATATGAACAAGAATCTATTGAGCCAGAAAAAGTATTAGATTTTATGGAGCAATATCTATACGACCCCAATTATATTAAAGTTGGACATAATTTATTAGGTTTTGACGTTTATATTCACTCCATTTTTCGTAAAGCGTTAGGGAAAAAGCCTGATTATTCCTATTTAAAAAACCTAGTAGATACGTTATGTATTGCAAAAGCAATCAAAAAAGATATTAAACCTTCAAAAGAAAAACTTTTATCTTGGCAGTTTAAGCTTACTTCATTTAAGGAAAAAGGAATGAAGGCAAGTATCACTGCGTTATGCAAGTCATATGGTATTGATTTCGACCAATCAAAACTACATGATGCGATTTACGATGTCAAAATGAACTATGAAATTTTTCGCCGCCAAATATGGGAATTAGAATTATGAATTTTTTTAAAGACTTTGGAGACTACGAGGACGCTTGCCCTGCAGGAGTAAAGCTCCCAGAAATAAAAATTGAAGATAGGTTTTATAAAAAATTAAACATAAAAGAAGAAATTTCCAACTTTACTTTTCTCAAAAAACTTTGCTGGGAGGGAATAAAAGAAAAAGGCATAAATAAATTTAAAAACAATGAAGTTTATTACAAAAGAACAAAAGAAGAATTAGATATTTTAGAAGATCTTGGTTTTGTCGATTATATTCTCTTAAACTGGGACGTTCACAATTTTTGTAAAGAACAAAATATACCCACTGGTCCAGGAAGAGGCTCTGCTGCTGGCTGTTTAGTTCTATATTTAATTGGCGTCACAAATGTTGATCCAGTTAAATATGATTTATATTTTGAAAGGTTTGTTAGCAAAAGTCGAGCCAAAAAGATAAAGGGGAAGGATGGAGTGACTTATCTAGATGGATCGCTACTAGCTGATATTGATAATGATATTTCTTATGAAAGAAGACAAGAAGTAGTAAAGTTTATTGAACAAAGGTACCCAGGTAGGACTTGTAATATCTTAACATTAAATACTTTAAAGAGTAAATTATGCATTAAGGAGTGCGGGAAAATTGTAGGCAATTACTCAGAACAGGATGTTAATATTGTTAGTAATTATATACCTGAAAAATTTGGCAAAGTCTCCAAGTTGAGCGAAGCACAGGAAGAAAGTGAAAAATTTCAAGAATGGTCTAAACAAAATAAAAATATTTTAAATATTGCGGAAAAACTTGAAGGTCTAAATAAAAATACTGGCGTTCATCCCTCTGGAATAGCTATTTCTTTTCAAAAATTAGAAGAAATTTGTCCATTACAAAGCACCAATGACAGAAACTTAGTAAGTGGCTATGATATGAACTGGGTTTCTGAGTTGATGGTTAAGTTTGATATTTTAGGATTAAGAACCCTTAGCGTAATTCATGATGTTTGTAAATCCCTAGACTTAAACATAGATTCTATTTCTGTTGATGATGAAGACATCTTTAAGCCACTTCAGCAAGACCTAAATTGCCCTCATGGTTTGTTCCAAATAGAGGCCGATACTAATTTTAAGGTTTGTAAAAAAATCAAACCAAACAGTCTCGAAAGGTTAAGTGCTGTAGTCGCTATCGGTAGGCCAGGAGCATTAGATTTTATGGACAGTTTCGCAAAATTTGCTGATACTGGAGAATCTCAAACTGTTCATGATTTTTTTGATGATATTCTCTCTTATACTGGAGGCATACCATTATACCAAGAACAATTAATGAAAATGGCAGTTAAGATTGGCTTTAATCTTGATGAAGCAGAGCAACTTAGAAGAATTGTTGGCAAGAAAAAGACAGAAGAAATGCCTAAATGGAAAAACAAAATTGAACAAAAAGTGATTGAAAATAACTTGCCGCACGAAGTGGGTTCAATTCTATGGAAGGTTGCTGAAGATAGTGCGAATTATTCCTTTAACAAAAGCCATTCAATATCTTATGCAAAGCTTGCTGCGTGGACTACATATTTAAAATTCAAATATCCTATTCAGTTTTTTCAATCTTTATTAAAGATGACAAAATTTGAACCATCACCTTATGAAGAAATATGTAAAATAGCACAAGAACTTCCTCATTTTAATATTAAACTTTTGCCTCCAGATCTTATTAAGTCTAATATGGATTTTACAATAGAAGGAAATTGTATTAGATATGGATTAAATAGTATTAAGGGCATAAGTGAGAAATCTTTAGAAAACTTAAAAGACTTTAGGGATTCAACAAGATCTAACAAGTATGATATCTTTCTTACAGCCAAAAGTGCGGGGTTAAACATAGGAATGCTTTCTGCTCTTATTCAAGCTGGAGCTATGTCTTCTTGCTCAAGCGGTAGCCGCTCTCTGTTGGTATTAGAAGCTCAGGCTTTTAATATTTTAACTGATAGAGAAAAGCGCAATTTTATAGCAATGGGCGAAAGAAAAAACTATCAACTATTAGACTGTATTGCAGAAACGCAAAGAGATCAAACATTAGCTGATGACGGGAAAATATTAATGTCTGAAAAAAGATTTTTAACTTTTAAGAAAAAGTATGAAAATTATAAAAAAATATATATTCAAAACAAACAGCATGAAAAATTTGCTAATTGGTATTTTGAAAAGAAATTATTAGGCTACAGCTATACACACAAACTCAAAGAAGTTTTTAGAGATTCTGGAGTAAATGATTTACTATATAGCAAAAGCATGGAGGAAAGAGATAGTTCCACATTCATTGGAGTAGTTGAAGATGCGTTCAAAAGAAAAAGTCAAAATGGAAATGATTATATTAAATTTACATTTTCAGATGAAACGGCTACTGTAGATGGAATTCTTTTAAATGGTCGCTCAATGGCCAACGGGCGATTGGTACAGCGAAATAGAGTTGATGATTTCTTAAAAACAAATACCATCCCTAAAAAAGAAAGTATAGTGATTTTCTCAGCGAGAAAAGGTGATGAAATATTATTTATTGATAACATATCTATTGTTAGCGAACAAATATACATGAAGCTTGGTGATATAAAATAATGAAAAAACTACCAAATTTTACCCCTAAAGCCATAGAAGCCATACAAATAGCTAGAGAAGCAGCAGAAGAAAATGAAACATATGTTATAGACATTAATTATCTTTGCTATGGTATTTTAGCTACTAAAACAGATGAAATTTTCGATATTTTAGTCAGGTCTAAAATAGATATTGAAGCTATAGAATCCTATGTATTAACCTTAATTGATTTGAATAAAAATTTCCCCCAGCAAAATTCTGAAAAATTTACATTTTCTATAGACGCAAACAGGGTAATTGAAATCGCTCATGCAATTGCAAATAAATATGATCATGATTATTTAGGTTTAGAACATTTGTTTTTAGCTTTTTCTCAATACAGCAACTCGCCAATTAATGGCTATTGTCGTGAAATGCAGATAGATCCTCATACGATTTTGGCTGCAATAAAAAAAGACTTTCTAGAGTTAAGTGAGCCTTTAACATTCACGCCAGAGCCACAAATCAATAATATTGATGAAAATTTCGAACAGAATGTTAATAAATTAGAATATTTATCTAGGTTCGCTATTAACTTCAATGAATTGGTAATTCAAAAAAAAATAGATAATATTATTGGTAGGGATGCTGAAGTTAAACAAATCTGCGAAATCTTATGTCAGAAGAAAAAAAATAATCCTATTCTAATTGGTGATCCAGGAGTTGGGAAAACCGCCATAATTGAAGGTTTGGCCTCGCAAATTGTCAAAGGATTAGCTCCAGAGCATTTGTTAAATAAACAGATTTATGGATTAGATTTAGCAATGCTTATTGCTGGCACAAAATATCGTGGACAATTCGAAGAAAGATTGAAAAAAATAATTAAAGAAGCCTCCTCGTCTGAAGATGTTATTTTATTTATTGACGAAATCCATACATTAGTTGGTGCAGGCAGCGGAGAAGGTACAATGGATGCGGCGAATATGTTAAAACCTGCACTTGCTCGTGGAGAACTTACGTGTATTGGTGCAACTACTCATGAGGAACATAAAAAAACAATCGGAAAAGACGGAGCTTTAGATCGTAGGTTTCAATCTATTAAAGTTGCTCAACCCTCAAAAGAGGAATCTTTAGAAATACTAAAAGGAATCAAGTCAAATTATGAAAGTTTTCACGGAGTATTATATACAGATCATTTCTTAGAACTCTGTGTTCATTTTGCAGATAAATACATAACTGACAAAAGCTTTCCAGATAAAGCTATAGATTTACTAGATAAGTCTGGAGCAAAAGCTAAAATTAAAAACTTTCAAAGACCAGATAAAGCTAAAGACCTAGAGGCACAGCTAGAGGACCTTATGATCCAAGAAGATCATGACCCCAATAATAAACTAATAAAAGAGAAGCAGAACGAACTGTTTCAAACATATCAAAATGTTTTGCAAGAATGGATGAGTCAAAAAACCTCTTCCGAAACATTAGTTGATGAGTTGTATTTATATGAGGCTGTCTCAGAAAAAGCAAAAATACCAATAGAATCCTTATATAATACTTCCTTAAAAAGATTTTCTGCTTTAAACAAAAGATTAAATAAAATTGTCGTAGGACAACAAGAGGCTGTAGATAAAATTTATAATTGTCTACTGAGGGGACATACCCCTTTAAAGAAAAAAAACAAACCATTTGGGGCATTCTTGTGCCTAGGGACAAGTGGAGTTGGAAAAACTTTTCTCGCAAAGACTCTAGCTAAAGAATTTTTTGGTAGTGAAAATAAGTTAATACAATTAGATATGTCCGAATACTCGGATAAAATTAGCACAAATAGAATGGTTGGAGCATCCCCAGGTTATATTGGATATGAAGAAGGTGGCCAATTAACAGAAAAAGTTAGAAAAAATCCATATTCAGTTGTTTTGTTTGATGAAATTGAAAAAGCAGATCCTGCTGTTTTTGACATCTTACTTCAAATATTAGAAGAAGGAAAGTTAACTGATAATTTTGGCAGGGAGGCAAGCTTTTCTAATTCAATTATCATTTTAACTGGAAACATTGGAGCAAACGCAATTAAAGCTCCAAAAAACATGGGGTTCTTAGAATCAGAAACAGACACCACCTCTATGGTAATGAAGGAAGTTTCTAAATTTTTTAAACCAGAGCTTATCAATAGATTAGATGATATTCTTGTATTTAAGAATTTTAACAAAGATGAAATAAAAAATATATTAAAAATTGAATTAGATAATTTAAAAAACAACCTTTTAAATTCTGGGATAAAATTAAAGATCACAGCTAAAGCATTATCCATATTAACAGATCAATCCATCAAAGAAAAAGATGGCGCTAGGCCAATCAAAAGATTAATTGAAGACAATATAGAAAAACAATTAGCTCCCCTGCTATTGTCCGAGGACAAAGATTTTGAAATTTCTGTCAAAAATAATAATATTGTGGTAAAAAAAATAATAAAGCCCTAATAATTACAAGTGAAAGAAAAAATAATTTTATTATCCCTTCTTCATGTTTGCTTAATTATGGGACTATTGTGGAGAAGAGATCGTGCCATTTTAATTGAAAAATTTAAAAATCTACAGTCTCAAAAGAAAAGCTCAGAAGTTAGAACTGGCCAGATTGCCGAACATTTTGCGCCGCTATTAAAAGATTTTAAATATGACCGCAAACAAGCAAGATTTTTAGCCACACCTATTGACTTTATCGTTTTTGAAGAAGAAGAAATAATATTTATGGAGGTTAAGACTGGGAATAGTCAGTTAAATGTAAACCAGCGTAGAGTTAAGAAACAGGTGGAAGAGAAAAAAATTCGCTGGGAGACGCTTAGGATAAAATAATCCTTGACTTTTTAATTTAAGTATGTTATGCTTATGGCATAATGAATTTGTTAGATAAAACAAAAACCTATCTAGTCGGCCACATGCAATATTTAAGTGGCAGAAACTGGAGGGAAGAAATAACTGCCAAGTTAACTCCTTTAGGTGTGACTTGCTTTGACCCTTATAAAAAACCTTTTATAAAGGACGTAGAGGAAGATGAAGCGACTCGTCACGAAATGGATGTTTGGATGAAAACCAAGCAGTATGATAGAGTTACAGATCGAATGAAAACCATTAGAGCGTATGACCTTAATTTAGTTGATCGTTCGGATTTTATTATTGCTCATCTTGTCCCAGACGTAGCAAGCTGGGGGAGCGCAGAAGAAATTGTAACAGCAGTTAGAATGAAAAAACCCGTATTTGTTAGTATGGAGGGAGGCAAATCAAAGACTCCATTATGGATGCTGGGAATGTTCCCCCATAAATATATTTATAATTCGCTTGACGAAATCGTAGAAATGCTGTACGCTATTGATAGTGGCAGTAAGGAGATTGACTCTGATCGCTGGAGATTGCTGAGAAAAGAATTTAGATAATTTTTTAAAAAACGTCTTGACAAAATCCTAAAATTAACATATATTATATTCCTTAATCTAAAATAAAATTATGGAACAAGTAATTATCTACCTAGCAGGCACAGTCATTGCATATATTGCTCTTTTTGGAAAAAAATACCCATGAATAAAAAGAAGGCTAAAGAAATAAAAAAAATTATCAACGCACAAAGCGAAGATCCTATTGTTAGAAAAAAATATAATCAAATTAAAAAAGAATACTCTTCCCTAAGCGAAAAAGACAAAAAAAAATTTTTAGATAATATAAGAAAATTATTTGACGCAGGAGTTGATCTTTAATATAATACTAAACCTAAAATATAATTATGAGCGAAGAAAATAAAACTGATTGGAATAAACGCGAACTTGGAGCCCTATGGAGGCGAGAAGGCAAAAACCAAAATTACTTATCTGGATTTATTAAGGTTGGCGAATTCGGAGTAGAAAGAGAGTATAAATTAGTTATCTTTACTAATAAAAATAAATCTAAAAATCCAAAGGCTCCAGATTTTGTAGTTTATCAATCAGAAGATAAAAATTCGTCTATTCAAGGGTCCGATAGCATTCGGTTTGAAAGCGTAAAGGCTATTGAAAACGGCATTGAAAACGACATTGAAAATGATATTGAAATAATCAATGAAAATGATATTGATGAAGTACCAGAAATGTTAAGATAAGTGTACATCATAAATCATGAATCTTGATTATGCATTAGTTACAGATAGTTCTTTACCAGAACAGGTAAAAGAAAGCGTTAATTATGTTTCTTTAGATAAGGACCAATGGTTAGATCTAGTTGACTATACATCAGATATAGTTAACGAAGATCCAAATCAAAAGGTTTTATTTTTAATCTGTGCTAGAGGCACTCCAGAACAAGAAGAGGCAGATAGACTAAGAAAAGAGGAAGCAGAACGTGAAGAAGCAGAACTTTATGCAAGGTTGAGAGATTTAGAGAGGGAAACTGAAACCTATTCTCAAGAGTCTGTAGATAGAGAGGCTCGTAGACAAGAACTCTTGCAAGAACTATCTAAACTTTCCTCTGAAAATGAAGCTTTAATTGATGCTGCTGCTGAACAAGAACGCCTCAGGCAAGAGAGAGAAGAGCAGGCTGCCGAAAGAAGAGCGAGACTAAGAAATAGGTCTGAGTCTATATTTAATGGTCTTTATGGTCGATGATAAATGTATCAAGCATAATTAAAAAATGTGCTGGATATGAAATTGAGTTATCAATAACGAAGAAACTATTCATCATTTTCCCTTACATATACAAAGAATTGTTCTTTTGTGGGTGGCTTGGGTGTTTTCACAAGAAAACACTCTCTCCAGTTAGAGATAAAAAAATCTTAGAAATACTAGAGGCAGTTTATAATTCTAAAAAAAATAATTAATATGTATGAGTACAACTTTAAATTAGATCGGGTTATTGATGGAGATACAGTTGATGGCACAATTGATCTTGGCTTTGGAATATCTGTTCATAAAAGAATAAGACTACTTGGAATAAATGCTCCAGAGATAAAACTACAAAAAAAAATCGAAGACAAATCAAAGCGTATTGCAGAAAAAGAATTAGGGCTCAAGGCTAAAGATAAACTAGAAGAACTTTTAAGCAGTCGAGATATTATCATCCAAACACAGCTTGATAAAACTGGTAAATTCGGAAGGGTTTTAGGAACTCTTCTAGTAAGTCATCAAAATAAAAGCTTGAATGTCAATTCTTATTTATTATCCAATGGATATGTAAAAGGATATTTAGGCTAATCATATGAAAGTAGAAGCCATAATGACCTGTGTAGGTAGGTCTTCTTTTTTAAAAGAAACACTACCTATTAATAAAGATAAATTCAACAATATAATCGTTATTACAACTCCAACAGATTATGAAACCCAAAAAATCTGCGGAGAAAATGATGTCTGCTGCGTAGAGACGGATTTATTTTATAAAAATGGAGCAAGCTTTGATAAAGGTAGATCAATTAACGAAGGTTTTAAAAACTTAAAATACCAAGAATGGGTTGTTTTAACAGATTGCGATATCGTTTTCCCCACTCCTTTTTATGGAATATTTAAGAATACAAAATTAGACAAAAACAATCTTTATTGCACACGTAGATTAATTATTGAATCTAGAAAAGAATTTTTGGATTTTACCCGTAAAGTTGCTTATAGCCCAGAGTTATTGGATATTAACTCTATGGTTCGTTTGGATAACAAAGAACTAGGAGTAGGATTTTTTCAAATGTTTCATTTACAAAGCAAAATTATCGAAGAAATAAAAAAAATAAAAATAAAAATAAATCAAGATGAATTTAATGAATTAATCGCCCCGCTAATTAAAAGCAAAAAAGATTACTCTCCTGTATTAAAAGAAACAGGAATGATTCATCCTTGTTTTCCTACAGCTGGCGGAAGTGATTCTCAGTTTAGGCATTTTTTTGTTGAAAGAAGCGCTATGTCGGTTTTGCCAGAACCAGTTCCAGTTATACATTTAGGTCAAATTGGTAAAGGCCATAGTGGAGTTTCTCAAAATTTTCAATAACATATTGTATAGTAAATATGAAAAAAGACTCTGTTATAGTTGTTTATATACCACATAAAGGCAATTACCTTGAGCAGTTTTACGGATTGTATTACAGCGTAGCGCATAAAACAAAACTTTATGAAAAGTTTGATTTCTTGGTATGCGGCCCACTCTCCATAAAAAAACTTATCCCTAAAGATCATTGTATATTTATAGAACTGGATGAACTTTCTAAAAGTGATCATTTCAGATATGCTTATTCTGGCAATCAATATGGATATACAGATTCGTTTGCCCCATTTGTAGACAGTAAATGCATGGATCATTTATTGAATTATAAATACTGCCTAAGATTAGATGTTGATACATTTTTGTGCGAAGGGATCTTAGAAGTAGAAATTAAAGAAGATGAGATTTTTACTGGCGTAGCTGCTTACTCAAGTGAATTCGCAAGAAAAAAACTTCCTTTGATTATGCAAAACTTGAGCTTGCCAGATCAAAACATCCCAAATATTGGCTCGACTTGGTTTTCTACTACAGAAAATATGATAAGACAAGGAGCAAGAACCTTAGATTATGTAAATTATTTTTTAAAAAATGAGTTTGATAAGCACGAAGGCAAATGGCCAAGATGGTATGCTGGAGTAATACTTTTGTACGCTGGACATGTAGCTATTAATTCTAGTGGATTAAAAATTAAAAAAACAGATAAGTTTGATTACTTCTCTACTTCAAAAAATGATTCTAGAGATTATTATACAATACACTGTTGGCATACGGAAGAATTTTTTAGCAAATTTTCTTTTGCTGCAAAAAAATATAAAAACAGAAAACCAATAAGCGATTCCTATGAATGCGATGAATATTCATTTGATTGCGCTTTTCACGGAAAAAAAATACTTGATGAAAATAGATAATATTTACTTTTTGATTTTAGGTGGATCTAAATTCGCACAATCTAGAATTAAACCTATCTGTCGCACTTGGTTAAGTCAGTGCAATAACTACCTCATTAGCACTGACGGCGAGTTGGGTAAAAATATTAAGCATGAAGTAGTCACTCAATATAATGATTGTCACAGTTGCCCTCCTAAAATATTCAAAGGGATGGAATTCATTATTAATGAAAAAAGTGATTGCGAGTGGCTTTTTATAGCTGACGATGATACTTATGTTAATTTAATTAATCTTAATTCTTTTATTGAATTGCTTGACGTAAAAGAAGATAAGATGTATGGTAAAGACATGACTGGTAATTACCCATATAACGGAAGCCAGATAAAATATCTCTCTGGCGGAGGAGGGACATTACTTCCTATGCATGTTGCAGAGAAAATGATAAAAAGCGCTAAAAAAGAAAATTGGTTTAATTGGCTTTGCTTGCCTAGGCAGATCCCCCCAAAGCATGAAAAAGGTTATCCAACTGCATCAGGCGCAGATACAAAACTTGGTTGGCTCGGCAATCAAATTAACATTGAGCAGCTCTCATATCCTCACTTATTTTACCCAGAAGGTTATAAAAAGTATAATCATTTGCCAGAAAATATACTGCAATGCATTACTTATCACAGGCAATATGATCAACAGCAGGATTTATTGCATAATATAGTTTATAAAGATGTTTCTAAAAACAAACTAAGCCTAGAGCCTCTTGATCCCATTATGGATAAAACAAAAGAGATAAAAAATAAAAATTTATCAAAAAGTTCTGTCCAAAGCCTCAATTATCATCCTATTACATCATACCATATAAATACAGAAATTATGCTTTTGCACAAAAAAATCGAAAAATTAGAAAAAGAAATATATAAAAATGAGCGGATGGTCTAGTGTTTCAAAATACTTAAGAGAAAATTGCTGCGACATTCAACAGCAATACTGTAAAAAGTATGACGATAAAATTATTGCGCTAGAAGAGCAAATTGAATTGCTTACTTCTGAACTCAGAGACACACATAATAAAATACGCTCAAAATTAGATTTTTTATTAAAAAGAATACAGGATTTAGAAAGAAAATCTTTAGATTAAATTTTTTACTATTTTTTAAAAAAATAGTTTTAAATGTTATGAAAAATAAATTAGTAAAAATGAATATTGTTGCAGGGCTAATCTTAGCAGGATTCCTTGTTGGCAAAAAAATTAACGCAGCCGAAATTGGAGGAAGCTTCTTTGTTGGTTATAATTCTGAACTCACCTTTAGGGGCGTTTCATCAAACCAATCAAGTGTTCAATCATCGTTTGATACAGATTTTTCTGTAGGAGGTTTTGATATTGGCCTTGGAGGCGCAGTAAGCACAAAGGATGGGCCAGATGATATTCGTTTAGGAGTGGATATTGGTGTTAGTTTACTCGAAACGATTGATACCTCTATTGGTTTTGTAAATTACTCTAATAATCATTTGATTGGAAATTCAAATGAAATTTATTTTGAGGCTGGTGCAGAAATTATTCTTGATGTGTCGGCTAGAGTCTATTACAATACAGACAAATCTTTTGAAACATTCGAGGTTTCCGCAGGTAAAGGTTTTGAATTATTTGATGATTATGATCTAAATATTTCTGTCGCTGCTGGAAATACGGAAATTAACGAAGAGAGAGAAAATTATTATACGCTAAGTGCATCGGCTTCAAGAGAGATCGCTAAAAATACTGTTTTGTTCGCTGGATTAGCTTTTACAGACGTTTATGGTCTTGGTGAATCTGATGCTGTGACAACAGTTACTGTCGGTGTGAATCATGTTTTTTAACTTCTTGATATATCATCTTACAAAAAAAGGCCATTAATGGCCTTTTTTTGTTGACATGACAAACATTATATTCTATAATACCTGAATATTCAAAACTAAAAATACGAAAGGTTAAAAATGAGTAATTTTCAGGCCGCTGTCGATTATATAGCCAATACTACATTCCCATATATTATTATATGTCTTTTACTATTTACTAAGTTCAGTGCGTTAGATTGGGAGCCTTATATAATATTAGGTTTAGTATTTTTCTCGAAAAAATATAGTTTTAAAGTTGGATATTACTCCAGCATAATCGAAAATAAAGGTGTTAAATATGAAGAAAAGCCAAAAATGGAAGAATAAATTAAAAAAAGCAGTGTTATACGGGAAGAAAAGAAGGCCCAAGAAAAATTCTGAAGAATAATTGTGTAAATAGTATTTATGCCTAAGTACAAAATCAATCTTTCTAGCAAAATCCAAAAATGGAAGATAGATAATTTATCTTTTGACAAATTACCAGAATCTCTTCTTAAAGAGTCGAAAGAAAATTTTAAATATTTAGACATAAATATAGATAGCTTATTAGCTTACGATCCCCCAGCCAACACGAGCGCAAGGACAAAATCAGAGCTCCTTAAAGTTAAATCCTTTATGGAGCATTATAATGATGATTATTTCATCTCCCACCTTCCTGAAATGGATAAAGATCCAATAAATTTTATTATTGATTATTTTAAAGAGATAAGTAAAAAGACTATCGATAATGAAGTTAAAAAAGTTCTATTAAGCAGGGATGCAGAAAAGTTAGCACTTAAATTAAAAATTCATTATAACAGGCTAAGACCTTTTCAAATAGCAGATTATTATAATATAGATTTTAATTATAATAAATCTATTCAATCAGGAACTGGCAATACCCCATCTTACCCAAGTGGACATACATTAACAGCTTATTTTACAGCACACGTACTGTCTCACTCTTTTCCAGAATTTAAGAATAAACTTTTAGCTAGAGCAAAAATGGTTGCGCTGTCCAGAATCAAAGAAGGAGTTCACTTCCCTAGTGATAATAAATTTTCTATTTATTTATCAGAAAAAATATTACTTCCTGCATACATAAGATATATAAATCTTTCAAAAGTAGATGGAAGATAGAGTGTATATAAATAACTTTGACACGAAAGGCGACTGCTCTGTAAATGGACACAAAGCAGAGGCTCTTTTTAAAAATTTAGCCATTAAAAGAAACTGGATTGTTAAAGAAGCAGAAAAATCAGATAACATACATAAGCATATCGATTTTTTTATCTATCACAAAAACTTAGGTTTAGTTTTAAAAATTGATGTAAAATCTAGAAAGAAAATTTCTAGAAAAGATAAATCGTTTAACAATGAATGGACTTGGCTTGAGTATAAAAATGTTAAAGGTCATTCTGGTTGGTTACTAGGAGAATCCTCACATATAGCTTTTGAGCGCGAGGATGAATTTGTTATTGTACCAAGAGAAGAGCTGTTTTTATGGTCAAAAAAGGCAATGGCAGAACATCATGGTTACAATGGTAAAGTCACAATAAACTGTAAAGCGAAAAACGCAGAAGATGCAAGATATAAATATTACCAAAGACGTAAAGATTTAGTAACTTTGGTTAGATACCAAGATATAATTAACAACATTGCTAATGTAAAAATTTGGAATAAATTATTAATATAATTATGATATATGAATTCTAAAATATTTGTACTAACGATTACAATCAATTCAAAAATTAATTAAATGTTATTAAAAATTAAAAAACTAAGCGGTAAAGCAACTATCCCATGTTACGCAAAAGAAGGCGATGCTGGTCTAGACTTAATAGCGACATCAAAAAGCAACGCTGGAAAAGATGCGAATTATATAGAATTTGGCACTGATTTAGCAATTGAAATCGAAGAAGGGCATGTTGGTTTAATTTTCCCTCGCTCTAGTATATCTAAGACTGGTCATAGGCTAGTTAATTCTGTTGGAGTGATAGATAGTGGGTACAGAGGAGAAGTAAAAATAAGAATGTCTCCCACATCATTTTCCCCATATCAAGTTGGAGATAAGATAGCCCAACTTGTTATTATGGAGTTACCTAAAATTGTTATTGAGGAAGTGGAAGAATTAGACGATTCGGATAGAGGATCTGGAGGATTTGGAAGTACGGACGAACTGCCACAAAGAATTTGGCGATAGTTGAGAGAAAACTAAAACACTAAAGAATGAATGTAGGTTTAAAAATTATAAAATGCTCTCTAGCCGAGCTAGAAGGGAAAGAATGGGAGCAAATTAATTTATTTAGCATCAATTCAAACCAGATAAATATTGTTGAAGACAAATCTTGCATATTGTCAGTATTCCCTCACAGAACCATGTATTGCAAAAACTTCATTCAAATTTGGGGTGTTTGTAAAAAATCTTTTATAAAAAATAATTCGCTTGAAATAAATTCAAATTACGGAGAAATAGAGTTTATATTTTCTCCAAATTGCTTTCTCAAAAAATAATTATTTATTAAAATAAGAATTGACTTATTTTTGTTACTTAATATAATATAATTTATATATATTAACAAATATGTTTGAATTTAAAAATACTAAGGTCATCGGTCTTTGTGGTGTTGCACAAAGTGGTAAAGATACATTTTGCAAATTCGCGATAGAGCTTCTAAAAGAACAAAAACTTAAATGCAAGAGGGTAAGTTTTGCAGATGAACTGAAATCAGATTTAGATCCGTTTCTTAAAAAGAAGGTTGGTATTAGTGCCTTTACAGAAGATCCAAAAGAAAAGACACTCATTAGAGATCTTTTAGTTTCTTATGGAACTAAATTAATGAGAAAGATAGACCAAGATTATTGGATAAATAAAATTTCGTGCAAAGTAAATAAAAACATAAAGGATGACGTAATTACAATTATAACAGATATTCGTTATCCTAATGAAATGCACTGGGTCCAAGATAAATTATCTGGCAAGTGCATTCATATTTCTAGAATTAAAAACAAAAAGCCTATCGGACCTGCAAATTCAGAAGAAGCAGAAAATGATCCAAAATTAAAGAAAAGCGCCAATTCTCGCCTAAATTGGGATTCGATTGATGATGAGGATTCCTTAAAATGGATTGTCGGGTCCGAATTGAATAACGTATTTAATCTAATATAATAAAATGAATTACTTGGATAATTTAGACTTAAGCTCTATGAGTAAAAATTCATTACAGAAAACAAAATATGATATAGAGTGTGAATTATCTTGGATTCATAGAGACATGCAGCTAGTATCAGATATATCAAAAATGGATGAACATTTAGATAAGTTTAATAAATTTAATAAATTTTTGTCAAAAATTAACATAGCCTTAGATTTGGACTGATGGAAATAGAAGATGGTATAAACTGTATAAAATGCTCTGCTGTTCTTTCTAAACTGTCAGCATATTTAATTGACTCTATAGGAGATAATTCCAGAAAAACGAAAAAACAACTTTCTGAGTTGTATGGAGAGTCACTATATAGACTATACATGCTTCAAGATGAATTAATTAATTTATCAATAGCAAAAAAATTAATTAATAAATTAGATAAAACAAATGAACTATGATTTTTTATTCGAATAAATTTATAGCTGAATTATAAAACTCATATGAAAAAAATTATAGTAACTGGAATTACTGGCCAAGATGGTAGTCACATGGTTGACTACCTTCTTAAGAATACTCAGTGTGAAATATATGGTACGGCTCGTAGGTTAAGTGTTAAAAATCACGAGAATATATTGCATCTTGAAAATAACACAAGATTCAATTTAATCGATATGGATTTAAATGACGCTCATAGTATTAGAGACGTCATTATAGACATAAAACCAGATTATTTTATAAATTTCGCAGCACAATCTTTTGTTGCGGGTAGTTGGAAATATCCAATTCAAACATGGAATACTGATGCAGATTCTGTTTTACATATATTAGAATCAATAAGAAGGTTTTGCACAAATTGTCGTTTCTATAACGCTGGTTCTTCAGAAGAATTTGGTGATGTCGTTTACTCTCCACAAGATGAAGATCACCCACTTAGACCTCAATCTCCATACGGAGCGGCCAAGTGTGCGGCTAGACATCTTGTACGAGTATATAAAGAGTCTTATGGTCTATATACCGTCCAAGGATGGCTATTTAATCACGAAGGAACAAGAAGGGGATTAGATTTTGTTACTAGAAAAATATCTAATTCTGTTGCTAAAATTAAATTAGCTATAGAGCATAACAAAAAGATTCCAGTTTTTGAATTGGGTAATCTTGAAGCAAAAAGAGATTGGAGCGATGCCGAAGATTTCATGGAAGGGGTTTGGCTGATGCTAAACCAAAAAAATCCAAAAAATTACGTGCTTGCTAGTGGGGAGATGCATACAATTCGGGAGTTTGTAGAAGAGTCTTTTAAGTCAGCGGGCATCAAAGGCGATTGGTATAACGAAACCCCAGAAATACCAGAAAATGAAGTTTTTAAAAAAGATACTGGAGAAATTTTATTAAAAATAAATCCAAAATTTTATCGCCCCGCTGAAGTCCATAAGCTTTGCGGCAACCCATTTTTAGCTGAATCAGAGCTTGGATGGAAAAGAAAAACTGATTTCAAAAAACTAGTTGACAAAATGTATCAAAACGACTATAATTTATTAAAATTATGATTTGTTTCTTAGACGAAGAGCAATTTGTTTCCACAAAAACGCACTGTCTTTATATATATGATCAAATAGTACAATACTTTACCCTTGATGAGTATAAAAAATATCTAAAGTCAAAGATAATACCAAACCTGATTGATATTGCTAAAGATACTATAGAGGCATTTCCAGATGTATTTACAGACTCATTTGCATCAAACAAAATTGAAGAGAGCGATCTTTTTATAATTAAAAACTATTTATACATCGTCTCTATTGAAAAATTTAAAGTAGAACAAGAATTAACACTTGAATTGAGGGAAAAATTTTTAGAATCATTCAGCGAAAATGAACGGCAAAGGCGATAAAGACAGAACAAAAGACTTAAAACAGTTTAAAAAAAATTACGATAAAATAAACTGGAAAACCAACAATAAAAAATGCAACAAGACTATACAAAACTACAAGAAAAACTAGCAGGTCAATTACGCAAATTAATTCTTCAATTCAATAAAGATCATGATGTGATTTGCTCCGATGTCAATTATACTATTGAGGAAAATAATACTTGGGGATATACAGAGATGAAACCATTAGAAAGCATCCAAGCTCAATTTATTTGCGACGTAGTAAAAGATGGCCCATTTAATGGCGACACCATTAAAAGAAGTGAATCTGAGCCTATTGTTTGCAGATGGTCTCAGAAAAATCATGAAAATGTTGAAGAAATGCCCTTTTAATGATAAATCATGAATAATTATAAACTATTTTTTTTATTAGCATTTTCGCATTATCTATATAGCGTCGATTCTGGACAAAAACTAGAATACGGAAAGTGGCTAGATGAAAACGGAAATATTATTGATGGCCCAAAAATTAAAAACTTTGTTGATATAGATGGCGATAATATAGATGATAGATTACAATTTGGCCCAGGGCAACCTATGGCTCCAGGAAGATCTAAAGGTTATGAACCTAATCTCGAATTGGAGCAACCTGATGAGTTATCCAAGCCCTTGCCAGATAAGCCAAATAGGCTTGTTGTTAAACCAGACATGCCTATTGAGATTGCAGAAAGAATTAAATCTCAGGAACTTATAAGGAGCCTTATAAGAAATGGTATTAAAAATACAATAAAACAACTTGGCGACAATCCTGAAAAATCAGAAATCAAACTCGCCTTAGATAAATTCAAAGAAGAGAACAAGCATTTAATCGAACAGGAGAAAGAAAACGCCAAAAGTATTAATGCATGGAGAGAGACTAATATTCCAAGAAGGCCCGATATCCCAAAACAAAAAAGCGAAGAGATCATTGATCAATTAAAAAAATTAAAGGTTAAATTTATTGATGACATTAAAAATGCCAAACAAGAGGATATTGCTCAAATTACTTTAGAATACAAAGAAAATTCAAAAAAACTCCTTAACGAACTTAAAGAAAAGGCTCGAAAAAGAAGAGGTCAATAAAAAATTTAGTTTCCCCTCATGCTTGTCTCAATGAGCATCATGACCCCTATCTAGTTGTGATTAGATAGATATGGTTGCGGACAGTGGCCGATAACCCACCAAAGGGGTTTGCAACCCCAGTCTGACGAAATTGCGATATCTAGCGTGGCCCAGAAATGGGTCGCGCTTTTTTTCTTGATTTTTTTAAAAAAATAACCTATGATTGTATCAATGAAAATAATTGAAAAGAGCAAAAGAGTTCTACTCGTTCCAGACATACACCAAGACGTGTACTTTGCAGAGAAAGCTCTAGAATTAAATTTCGATCATGTTGTCTTTATGGGTGATTACTTTGACACTCTAAAAGAAATAGATAATGAAAAAATATATGGCATGAAAGCTATGTGCGAATGGCTTTCTGATAAATACATTGAGCTTGGTGATAGGGCGACTTGGTTGATTGGCAATCACGATGTTAGTTATCTTGCTGGTAGAAAACTTGTTGATCAAATGCACAGGCTTAGGAACTTTGTGTGCAGCGGTTATACCAACAAAAAGAGATTGAAGTATTCAAAATATATAAATCTAGATTGGGAGCAAAGTTTACAACTTGCCGCTCAGGTTGGTAAATACACAATCAGCCATGCAGGATTTTCTCATGTCTATATGTCTCCAATTAACAACGATGACCCAGTTGAAGGAGTGAAAAATATGTGCAATAGATGGAACGAAGATCGGTCTAGCTTTATGTTTGGTGAAAGCCATTGGATAGCAATGGCTGGATACTGTCGTGGAGGTGGTAGTACTGTAGGTGGTCCGACTTGGTTGGACTGGAATCATGAATTTACAGAAATCCAAGACATCAATCAAATTGTTGGCCACACAACAACAGCATCAACAGAAATAAGAATTAAAGAATCTGGCAATAGCACCAATTATTGTATTGATAATTTACAACAAACATATGCAATATTGGAAGACAACAAGATACAAATTATTAACATAGAAAACTATCCATTTTAATGAAAGTAACAATTGATATTGACGTATATGATATACAGCCAATAAAAGAATGGCTGAAAGAGTTCTGCACAGAGCTTTACACAAATCCCGCTGACAGTATAGTGGCGGAAGTTTTAACTAAAATAGTTTCATGTGAGGTAAAATCATGTTAGATATAGCATCAATGATATTAATGGGAACTATTATTATATGTTTTCTTATTACAGCGCTACTAGATGATAGGGATAATTAAAAAATGGAAATTAAACAAGTAAAAGTTTCAAACATTAAAGACTATAAAGCTCTACCAAAGAAAGAAAGAGAATTTCTTGGGTTTTGGTATCGTAAACCTTATGCTTACGAATGGGAGGATGGGTTGTTTTCTGGGTCCTGTAAGTTTGAAGATTATTGGAAAGAAAACTATCCCATTCAATTTAGAGTACGTAACTTCTTTTACGAACTAGATATTTGGCTCTCTGTTAAGAAACGACAATTTGAAGAGAATGTATGGTACAAATATTTTAATAAGCAAAATAAATGGCTTCGCAAGGCTACACCTCATCTTTGGTCAGATAAAACAGAATTGATTAAAGATGTACTGTTTGCTGCCATTACGGACTTTATTGAAGTTGAGGTCCCTAAAAGTTATACAGATTGGTCATTCGAACCACAGGCGGAGGAATTAAAGAAGGTAAGGCAAATTTACGACGACATTCACAAAACGCTCCCTAAACTCATTAAGGCAGATGAACAATCAACAACTGAATTTGTCAATATTAGTAAAGACAAAACAGCAACAAAAGAACAAAAAGATTCTGCATTCAAAAAGTCTAGAGAAACCGAACAGGCGGTATATGATTTTGAAAACGATATTATGAAGCGAATCATTGATAACAGAATGAGGTTGTGGACTTGATTTTTTTCTTGCCTTTCTTTAAAAGTTTTCCTACAATAATAAAACAATTCGAAACAACTAATGGAACTTAGAATACTGCACTACTATCATAATTCAGACAAACCTCTCAAGGATGTAATCAAATCCCTGGAAGCTAAAAAGCTGAAGTCAGGAGTTACAGTCGTTGATATTCGCACAGACGACAAATATGTAAATGTATTCACTAATGAGTACCATACACATTCAGAGTTTATTGATGGAAAGTTCATCAAAGACTATGATTGGGGTCCAGTGATAAAAATGGAACCATCAATTTGGGAAGAAGGTAAATGCTTAGAGGATGAAGATTTCAGCAAATACCTAGACCATCCTGACTATTGGAGCTTAAAAGTTTGTGTACATCAACCGAGTTTAGATTGGTTGACATCATCCATCAATTCTCTAAAGTGGCAATACAAGGTTTACTTTTTTGACTATGACTTGATAAACGAGGAGGAGCATAGGGTAGATACAACCTGTAAAGTTTCTGTAGAAAATTACAATTCGGAACAACTAATATGACACAATACGAAAAAGACTTAGAAGCTATAAAAAAAGATGGCCGTGGACTAAGGCGCGTAAAGAAACAAACGCCTGAGATCTGTTTAGAAGCAGTAAAGCAAAATGGTGATGCACTAAAGTTTGTTAAGAAACAAACACCAGAGATCTGCTTAGAAGCAGTAAAGAAAAACGGTTATGCACTAGAGTATGTAAAGAAAAAAACACCTGAAATTTGTTTAGAAGCAGTAAAGCAAAATGGTCTTGCACTATTTTATGTTAAGGAACAAACACATGAAATTTGCTTACAAGCAGTAAAGCAAAATGGTGATGCACTAGATCATGTAAAGGAACAAACACATGAAATTTGCTTAGAAGCTGTAAGGGAAAATGGATGGGCACTAGAGCATGTAAAGGAACAAACACCTGAAATTTGTTTACAAGCAGTAAAGCAAGATGGTGATGCACTATATTGTGTAAAGGAACAAACATATGAACTCTGTTTAGAAGCAGTAAAGCAAAATGGCTATGCACTAGAGTATGTAAAGAATCAAACACCTGAGCTTTGCTTAGAAGCTATAAAGCAAAATGGTGATGCACTAGAGTATGTAAATGCCGACAAGTTCGAAGTCAAAACCGTATACATCGTTGAAGAAAAATAAAAAGTTTTTGCTTTTTTCAAAAAAAGACAGTATAATATTTGAACAATTCGGGACCAACTACTACTAATATGACACAATACGAAAAAGACTTACAAGCTGTAAAGCAAAATGGCTGGGCACTAGAATACGTAAAGAAACAAACACATGAACTCTGTTTACAAGCAGTAAAGCAAAATGGTTATGCACTAATGTATGTTAAGGAACAAACACATGAGCTTTGTTTAGAAGCAGTAAAGCAAAATGGTTATGCACTAATGTATGTTGAGGAACAAACACCAGAGATTTGTTTAGAAGCAGTAAAGCAAAATGGCAATGCACTATATTATGTAAAGGAACAAACACCTGAGATCC